AAAATAAACAAATAAAAAAATGAGTTTATCAATTACAACAACGTATGCTGGAGAATTTGCTGGGAAATATGTATCAGCAGCACTTTTATCTGGAAATACAATCGCAAACAACTTAATCGAAGTTAAGCCAAACGTAAAATTCAAAGAAGTATTAAAAAGAGTAAATCTTTCTGGTGCTATTAAAAATGCATCTTGTGATTTTACAGATGCTGGAGTAGTTGCTTTAACAGAGAAGATTATTGAGCCAAAAGAATTACAAGTAAATTTAGAATTGTGTAAAACTCCATTCAAATCTGATTGGGAAGCAGTTTCAATGGGATATTCTGCACACGATAATTTACCTTCTAACTTTTCTGATTACTTTATCGGATTAATGTCTGAATCAATTGCAGAGCAAACTGAAAAAGATATCTGGGCTGGTGTAGCTAGTGATGGAAATTTTGATGGTTTCAAAACTTTATTAAATGCTGATGCTGCACATACTGGAGCAAAGAAAATTACTGGAGAAGCAATAACTTCTGCAAACGTAGTAGCTGAGTTAGGAAAAATTGTAGATGCTATTCCAAGTGAAGTATATGGAAAAGAAGATTTATACATCTATGTTTCACAAAACATCTTTAGAGCTTACAAAAGAGCTTTAGGAGGTTTCCAAACTGCTGGATTAGGACATAACCAAGATATGGACATCCAATATTTTGATGGTGTAAAAGTTGTAGCTTGTAACGGACTTTCTGACAACAATGCAATTGCAGCACAAAAATCTAACTTATTCTTTGGAACTGGACTTTTATCAGACCACAACGAAGTAAAAGTATTAGATATGGCTGACTTAGATGGCTCACAAAATGTACGTTTCATTATGAGATATACTGCTGGAGTACAATATGCAATCGTTGAAGATATCGTGTCTTACGGATTAGGACTATAATCTAATAACAAACAATAGTAATGAGGGTAGGTGGTTAATCTGCTTACCCTTTTTTAATAACTTTAAAACATAAAACACAATGGCTTGTTTACTTACATCTGGTAGAGCTTTACCTTGTAAAAGTAGTGTTGGTGGCTTAAAAGCAGTTTATTTTGCAGATTATGGTACGTTGGGAACAACTACAATAGCATCTGGAGAGATTACTGCAATAAGTGGAACACCAGACTTCTTTAAATTTGATATCAAAGGTAATTCTTCACTAGAAACCACAATTAATAGTTCAAGAGAAAACGGAACTACATTTTACACACAAACTTTAAATTTAACTTTACCAGTTTTAGATAAAGCAACACAAGAGCAAATAAAATTATTGGCTACTGCACGTCCTCACGTTGCAATAGAAGATTATAATGGTAATTTCTTTTTAGTTGGTTTAGAACACGGAGCAGAAGTAACTGGAGGCACAGTTGTATCTGGAGCAGCAATGGGAGATTTAAGTGGATTCACTTTAACTTTAGAAGGTCAAGAAACTGACCCAGCATTCTTTGTAACATCAACTGTTGTTACTGATAATGAAAGTGCAACGCAAATAGACCCTAACGCATAGGTTTTTTTAATTTTTTTCATTTGAAAAGGGTAGTCTTAATTGATTACCCTTTTTTTTGTTTTAAATAAATAAAAATACAAACTTTTAGTATTATATATATATAAAACATTTGTTACCTACAACTGATGCACAAACTATAAAGATTATACCAAGAGTATATTCAACAAGTGTTACCATAAAATTAAGAGATGATAGTTCAAATAATGAGGTAACAATACTACCAACTGCTACAATCAATAAAAACTATGTAGAGTTATCAAATGTTTATACATTAATTGAAGGTAGATTTTATGATTTAAAAGTTTATAACGGACAAGGTTCAATAACAGAGGCAGATATTATTTACAGAGATAAAATATTTTGTACTGCACAATCAACAAACCAATCTAACAACGAACACTATACAGTAAATAAAGATGTGTACAAAGAAAAGAGTGGTAATAACGATTTTATAATACTATGAGTAAACGTATAAATAAATACAGAAAAACAACACCATCAAAAGCATCTAACTCAAAAGTTAGTTTTGTTAATCTATCTACTTACACTTCTCCAGAGATTGTAGAAACAAAGAATAAAGAATGGGTTGAGTTTGGTGCTGATAACAATTATTTTCAGTTCTTAATAGATAGAGCAAACGGAAGTGCTACATCAAGTGCTTGTATTACTGGTATCTCTCAAATGATATATGGTAGAGGATTAGATGCAACAGATAGTTCAAAAAGACCAGAGCAATATGCAAGAATGTTATCTTTATTTAAAAAAGATGATGTAAGACGTTTTGCATACGATTTAAAGTTAACTGGACAATGTGCAATACAAGTAATATACTCAAAAGACAGAAAATCTATTGCTAAAGTAGAACATTTACCAATTGAGACTTTAAGAGCAGAGAAATGTGGAGCAGAAGATAAAAAAGTACAAGCATATTATTATCATCCAGATTGGGTTAATATAAAGCCATCTGACAAGCCTTTAAGAATACCAGCCTTTGGTGTTTCTGATACACCTAAACCAATTGAAATTTTATATGTTAAGCCTTATGAAGCTGGTATGTACTATTATTCTACTCCAGATTATCAAGGTGGGTTACAATATGCAGAGTTAGAAGAAGAAGTATCTAACTATCATTTAAACAATATAATGAATGGACTTGCTCCATCAATGTTAATCAACTTTAATAACGGAGTACCAGACGAAGAAAAACAAACCTTAGTTGAAAATAAAATTAAAGCTAAGTTTAGTGGAAGTAGTAATGCTGGTAAATTTATACTTGCTTTTAATGATGATAAAGAATCAGCAGCAGATATAAATCCAGTACAATTATCAGATGCACATAATCAATATCAATTTCTTTCTGAAGAATCACAAAAGAAGATAATGATATCACGCAGAATTGTATCTCCTATGTTATTAGGTATAAAAGATTCAAGTGGTTTTGGTAACAATGCAGAAGAATTAGAAACTGCAACAGTATTAATGCAAAACACAGTTATAATACCTTTTCAAGAGCTTTTAACAGATGCATTTGACAAAATACTTGCCTTTAATAATATTAGCTTAAATCTATATTTTAAGACGTTACAACCATTACAATTTGTTGATTTAGAAAATGTAAAGGATGAAGAAACAAGAGAGCAAGAAACTGGTGTTAAAATGAGTAAAGTTTTTAATGCTTTAGAGGACTTTGGAGAAGATGAAGATTTAGAAAACTGGGAATTAATTGATGAAAGAAAAGTTGATTATGATACAGAAGATGAATTAGACGAAGAATTAAATAAGTTAAACAATCCTAAATTATCTTTATTGTCAAAAGTTTGGAATTTAGCAACAACTGGAACTGCTAGACCAAATGCAAAGAGTGAGCAAGATGGAGAGAATGAAGAAGGAGTACAATTTAAAGTACGTTATCAATATGCACCTTTAAGAGCAAGTAACAATAGTAGAGAGTTTTGTAAGAAAATGGTAAATGCTGCTAAGATATACAGAAAAGAAGATATACAACAAATGAGCCAAAGAGCAGTTAATGCTGGATGGGGATTAAACGGAGCTGATACTTATGATATATGGTTGTATAAAGGTGGTGGAGATTGTCATCATTTTTGGATGAGAAAGACATATAGAGCAAAGAGTGCTAAAACAAAAGCAGATGTTGGTAATCCAAATGCTGAAGTAAGTGTAAATAAAGCTAAAAAAGAGGGTTTTAAACCAGAGGTAAATGCTAAAGAAGTTGCAAAAAGACCAACGGATATGCCAAATAACGGATTTGTAAATAAAAAGAGATAATAAATGGCAACTGCATTATTTATAAGTAGAACAGATTTAGTAAAGAATAGTATTGTTGATGGTAACGTTGATACAGATAAATTCATACAATTTATTAAGATTGCACAAGAGATACATATACAAAACTATTTAGGGAGTAAGTTGTATGATAAAATATCAGCAGATATAATTGCAGATAGTTTAACTGGTAATTATTTATCTTTAGTTACAGATTATGTACAACCAATGTTGATTCATTATGCTATGGTTGATTATTTACCATTTGCAGCATATCAAGTAAAGAATGGTGGTGTATTTAAACATACATCAGAAAATGCTGAAAGTGCAACAAAAGATGAAGTTGATTTCTTAGTACAAAAACAGAGAGATTTTTCAGAGTATTACACAAGAAGATTTGTAGATTACATTTGTTACAATAGTACTTTGTTTCCAGAATATACAAGTAATACTGATTCTGATGTTTATCCAGATAAAGATGTAAATTCAAGTAACTGGGTATTATAATGAAAGGGATGTATAAACCAAAAAATACAAATGTTGTTAAGTTAAAAAAGTATCTAACAAAAAAGACAAAAGATGGCAAACGAAATATATCCAGTTAGTTGGTGGGGTAGTCCAGTTCAAAATGGTTGGGGTGGTATTTATTATGATTTATCAGTAACAAGTGCAATACCTAGTTTATTAACTACTTTACAAGCAAGAGCAACTTATTACGAGAATGTAACTTGTACAACTGCAACATTAACAGAATTAGAAAACATAGAATAAGATGGCAGATAATTTATTAGATAAAGCATCAATATTACTTACACCAACTGCATACAATGATGGTAGAATGTTAAGCGTTAAACCAGAGAATGGAGATGGAGATTTCACATTCAGTAGAGGTTCTGCTGCAACTAGAGTTAATGCACAAGGTTTAGTAGAGAATGTACAGATAATTAGTGATGAGTTAGTTTCAAATGGTAACTTTTCACAAGAAGGAAGTGAGTTGATTACAAATGGAGACTTTGCTACAGATAGTGATTGGACTTTAGGAAGTGGATGGAGTATTGGAGAGGATGAAGCAAGTTGTGATGGAACTAATAACGCAGATATTACACAAGTAGGCTCAACAGTTGGAAAAACTTACAAGGCAACTTTATCTATAACAGAAAATAACGTAGGTAGGTTAAATGTATATATTGGAGGTACTTTTGCTGGTCAAACAACAAACGGAGCAATAGGAGATTTTACTTTTTATGCAACTGCCACAGATACTAAGTAGTGAGTTAGTTTCAAATGGTAACTTTTCACAAGAAGGAAGTGAGTTGATTACAAATGGAGACTTTGCTACAGATAGTGATTG